AATTTTAAGGGTGTACGTTTTTTCTACAGAAGACTGAGCATAAATCTGGTTGCGATATGGTAAAAATACTTTTATGCAATCAAAATTTGATAGATTTGATTGTAGGTTGCTCACTTCAATGCAGTCAGCGCTTCCACCATCGGGATCAACAAATGGGGAAGTTCCCTCGCCATCACAGGAAGTCTTTACTACATCTCCCATATTTCTATATATTAAATGTGAGTTCAACTCTCTGTTGTGATGCTCTGACATTACTTCAGAAACACCGCTAATGGTATTACGATCATAAAAAACTAATCCTGCTGCCGGCATTTTTACGTTTAAACAAGTAATACTTGATGCCCTTATGTCATAGGTATTAGGACTTGACGCGTCTTCTTGAGTATATCCAAGTTTTCCGCTTACCATATTGTTGTTACTGCTGTAGAATCCATAATTGCAGGCGTAAATACTTCCGCTTACCGTATTGTTGCTGCTGCTGCTGCCGAATCCAGTGTTACATGCGTAAAGATTGTTTCCGGTTATGGTATTGTTGCTGCTGCTGCTGCCGAATCCAGTGTTACATGCGTAAAGATTGCTTCCGGTTATGGTATTGTTGCTGCTGCTGCTGCCGAATCCATAGTTACATGCGTAAAGATTGCTTCCGGTTATGGTATTGTTGTTGCTGCCGTAGAATCCATAGTTACATGCGTAAAGATTGCTTCCGGTTATGGTATTGTTGTTGCTGCCGCTGAAAGTCCTCTCTCCATGGCGAATAACGCAATTAATAAAAGCGCCACCTTGTATCGTAATAGTGTAAAATCCGGTTACTTGAGCATTTTTAATATAATTTGAGTTAGTCCCTGTTGTTCCGTCGGTAAACTTCGGGCGATTAGTATTATACCGAGATGCTGATTGAATATCTGTCACGGCATCTTTTTTATATATTCTGACGTTTCGGGAAACGCAAACAACTTTACTTTCCCAAGTATCTCCAACTCCAGTCGTTACTCCGGTCAATGTGGCGTCAAGGGTTATCGTTGTGCCTGATATACCAGTAATCGTTCTATGGACAACAGCATCAGTATGACTCGATGAATCACCCATCTGCTCACGTTGAATAGTTATTTCATAACCGATTTGCCAATCACCTTCCATGTCGTCGTTGGTAATTATCGTGTCGTCATTGTCGGTATTTTCAGCGTTATTGGCAAGTGTCGATTCCCATACGGAACAGTAATCAGGATCACCACAAATTGAATAGGCACCACCATTTGCATTGGCGAATCCTTGTTCGTTATCGCCTGTCGTGTTAAATATAACATCGCAAGTGTATGGTACAGGTATCGGGCTAACTTCAGTTCCAAAATCAAATACTCCTGTTGCACCAATAGATAATGAAGTATTGTCAAGTGTTATCTTTGTTGACATTGAGCGCGATGCAGTAAGTGTACCGTTTACTGTTACAGCACCAAGTTCATTTGTTTCTGAAACATTATAGGTAACAGTATGTCCAACAGCAACAGTAAACGTGTCTCCTGCGTTCCCTGGCCAATCAGTACCTTTTTCACCTGGGGATGTCTTTCCCCACGTGGCTCCATCATTCTGAACGCCAGATGTTACAGACAAGAAATCAGCCATTATTCAGTCTCCTTTTTCATTGCAACTGGAACAATTGGGTCTTTAGCTTTAAAATCAATCCAGGTCTCACCTTGAATAATAAGACCTTTTTTAAGCAAAATAGCTTCAACATCAATAAAACTAATTGTTGTTGATACTTCAGGCACTTTGTTTTCTATTCTTGCAATTACCGCATTAATTGCATTATCAATATCTTTATCTTTCGGATCATAGATAAAATAGAGAACTTGATTGATTATATTTCCGTCATCAAGTTCTATTGTTACCGGAACTTCATATTTACTGAATCGGAATATTTTTGTGTGTTTTGTCTTCTTCATCGTATTCTACCTCTTTACTTGGTGGCGGCACATAAGTTCCACTTGCTTTTACCTTAATAATTTTACTAAAATCGATCTTGTTCAAATTCATGATAAGCTCCTTTTTATGGTACGGTAAGTTCAAACGAGTTCATATAAATAACTCCTCCAATATCCCAAATGACACCACCAGAAAAATTTATGTTCACTTCTGATGCTGCAACCGTCAGGTTAGACAATTTTGCATTACCATTTGAGTCACGAAACCTCGCAAATGCTGCTGTTCCTTTTGCAAGTACGGTAGTGCTTAAAACAGTGTCAACGTCAAGCGCCATTGCTTTTGTTGCTGCGGAACCAAATGAAGGATAATTTAGTTCCATTGTCGCAAGAATTGTTGTATAATCGTCTGATGTGGCAAATTGAATGTCACCTGCTGCTGAACCTGCATCAATTGCGGTTGACACCAAGCTTAGTATTGCATTTCCTAATGTTTCATCGAAAACCATAATATCTCCTTTAATAGAATTTAAGTTAGTTATTGATACTTACGGTCAATAATATTTCCACTTGCTTTCCATAATATCGAATCAGTAGAATGCAAAGCCCGCATTTCTTCAAAAAGATAAAGATGTTCAACAGACTTTCCTACTGTAGTCCGTATCCTAATGTCGATACACGGGTACAGTACATTTTCGATTATCGCCGCTCGCGCTGCAAAAAAAGCGGTTATCACGGTAAAAACAGAAATTATAAATACGATCGTTATTCCTTTAATGCTGTTCTTTTTCATCTGCTTTCTCCTGTTGTTTATAGTATGGTAACTATGCCATTACTTGAAACTATCTCAAGCTTAAGCGTAATAGTTATTGTCGGGCTCGTCAAACTTGAATTTGCATTGCAACTTACAATTACTTTGTCTGTGCTCGCTGCTATGGAAAATTCTACCGGCATTGATGTTCCCGCTGCTCCAGAGAACAACTTATCTCCTTCAAGAATACCACAATTTATAAGTCCGTCATAAGCGGAGTTAAATATTACTTCCCCTACAACTGACTGTGCGTGAGAGCCAGTTGAAGTTGCTTTAATTGAATACGAAAACTTTCCTGCACACGTAGACCCTGACGTTACTGACACCTCAAACATCGCAGTAGGCGTTCCGTCTACAAGCGTTTGAGTCGCACGAAGTGTTTTATACAAAAAATCGAGTTCGCCTACAGGTCTATTACTTGACACCAGATTCTTATTTGCATCGGTCACTACAACCATTGAGGCGGTCAAATCATCCGACCGAATCGTTCCGTTGACGTGAAGTTCTACGGCAGGGGCATCGGTTCCAATTCCGACTTTGCCATCCCTATCAATGATCATCCTGAGAGTGCCTATTATTGTATTCAACGCTGCTGTTCTGAAATTTATCTCGGTAGGTGCGTTTCCATAAGCTGCTCCACCTCCTACATGCAGGATGTTTGCTGTACCATTATTATCGGCGGTAATTATTGAAACCGGTTCTTCGTCAATGTCATACGACGGACACCCGATCCTCAAATATTTACGGGTGTCGTCTGTCATTCCACCGCCTGTAACATTATTTCCGGCTATAATTCCAAATGTATTAGAGGGTATTCCTTCAATCTGGAGTTTTGCAGTAGGTGTCGTAGTTCCTATTCCGACGTTGCCAGAAGTAACCAGTGTTCTAACTTTTACACTATCAGCAGTAACATCGTCAGTAAATGTAGCGTCATCACCGCTATACGTTACCGGAGCATTACCAGCACCGGTGGTACTCGTCCATTGCAGTCCTCTTCCTGTTGTACCAGTACCGCCTATTCCGCCCATTGCTATCCTTGCATTAGACAACGTTATTTCAGCTATTGCGGTGTCTGCTTTTTTTATGTAAAACATTTCTCCAGTCGATACCGTGTCAGATCCATATATAGTCAATTCTCTTAGTCGTAAAGAGTCTGATACTAAAGTATCGGCTTTCCATGCCGCTCTTGACGAGTCAACATACACGGTATCGGTAGCTTCTATTATTTTAATTATTGTATCGGCAAAATCAGCAAGCGACCTTTTTTTAACTTCGTAGCCATGTTTCATAAACAATATATCTACTGTATCACTTGTCAAGTCTTCTTTTATGCCATGTAAAAATAGACTGTCGTAAATGTGAGAGCCGTCTTCGCCAAGACTAATTCCTCGTGTAGGATTTGGTGATCCACCTACTGCTAGGCTTAGTCCAAGATTAGCACCAGTTGTATCTGTTATATACAAGTTGTGGCTGTTGTCTATGTGGATACAACCATCATTTTCGTCTGCATGGTAGAACCTGTTTATAAAGTAAAACCCTTCAGCGCCAACAATCATTTCGCTTTTTCTTGTTTCCCCATACAACTGACCACCGATACTTACGCCACCTGTTGAAATTCTATTTAGCCACGATCCATTATAAAACGTGTCTTGAAGCATTGGATTAATTATTACATGCCCAACGTTTTCATTTGTTGATGCAGGATATAATTTTAATGGTATGCTCGGATATTCCGTAGAATTAGGAGATCTGACGGTTATTGCCGCTTCACTGTTTAGTGTGTCAATAACAATACCAGTCGGAAAGTACGTATATTGACTTACCCTGTTATAATAAATTCCGGTATTCTTCAACGTCGAATCATCAGCATCAATATACAGCAGGCTGTCAAAACTTGGAGCCATAAACTTAATAGCCTTGTATACCCAAAGAGAGTCAACCCTGGTATGAAAAGAAAACAAATTTGACACAAGGAACAATAGTAATAATAGTTGCTTCATTTTACTTCCTTAGCTATTAATTTTTTGATATTTAAAGATTGCTGAAGAAATGCTCCCGCTTTTTCTTACATGCGTTATCGGTAGTAACAGTACATCTTTTTCGCCTGCCGCCATAGGATATGCAATATAACCATCGCTATCATTCTCAAGAGTCATTAGATAAATTGATCCATCTGATCCTGAATCGTTTACAACTCCTCTAACAATTACATTTCCACCAAGCTCTGCAACAATATCTATTTCGGCGTCGGAATGACCAGATATGTCTATTCGCTGCATATCACAAAAACCAGAACTTGAAAGAGCTGCCGAAAAGGAACTATCTATTCTGTCTGGCTTTCCTATTTTTGTGCTCACCGATACCTCCTTTTATAAGTTTTTCGTTTTCTTTTTCGAGTTCGAGTATTTTTTGTTTCATTATGTCAATATGCCCCTGCAACTCAACAATCCTAATGTGGTACGCCCTAAAATCATTTCTTATGTTGTCGAACGTATCGGAAAGTTTTAGGTTAAGTTCCGCAAGTGTTGTCATATCTTTTCCTTTATATAAATATAATTAAGTTTCAATTCCAAAGCCCGTAAATTCACCATCTTTATATAAATAACACGACGTACCCGTTGTAACCCAAGCCCACCCATTTCCTAACCCTATTCCATTTAACAGAGTTATAACGCCATCATTAATTGTAAAGTTTTCATCATAGGTTACCCTTCCGTTTTCATCGCTATATAACAGTCTGTTTTCTGGTATATTCGTCGACCCTGTTGAGTCCTCCATATATTTTCTCAAAGAGCCGACGGCGTTTTTATAAGCCCTGCGGTCAAGGTCAGTCAAATATATTTCGCATAGTGCAGCCATATCGGTAATCGCTGCGGCGTATGGGTAATTTCTTAAATATATTTCGACTTCAGTTGCGCCTTCTATTTGTGTTACGTTTTCTGCCATTTTAATTCTCCTGGAATTCTGTATCTGATCCATCGGTAGGCTGCCATTCAAGCACCGAACCGTCACATTGCTGGTATATTGTATAATATACAGTAGGATCGATTTGATCAAGCATTTTTAATTTAATGGAAACATTATTCCTGTTTTTGCTCTTTTGTACAGATGTTATAACAGAGCGTATTATTAATCCATCTGTCTCGTTTGGAAACTGTATATATATTTGCTGCCCTGGATACCACAGTCTTCCTTTTGTATAATAAACAGAAAACGAAAAGTCTTTTAGTGATTGATAATCAATAATTTTATTTATTTTCCAAAGTGCGGTATCATAATCCACAATCCATTCCTGGTCTGAAACGTTTTGTGGTATTTTTTCTATTTTTCTATAAGTAAAATAAAGTGCCCTGCACTTATTCCATATTAATTCTCCATCATTATTTTGAAATCCTGGGGTAAACTCTGTACTCCATGACTCTTCATCGTCAACATGTAATACCTGAAGAGATTTTGTGTATTTTGAAAAAGCATAATCGTAGGAATAATTAAGATATGGCATAACAAAAATGATGTCTGGTTTAGGCTCTTCTATCATCCCAAGGCTTCCTGGAATAATATCTGAAACAGTAATTGTTTCTCCTGGAGCTTCTTCTCGTAAAAAATAATCGATACACTCATACCCGTCTTTATCTTGATACGACACAAGGTAAAATGTTTCACATAAAGACTTGCAAATATTTTTTGTCCACGCCAAATTTTCATCGGTAATCTGACGTGCAATTTTCAGATTTTTTATTTCGTCAAGAGATGAGTGGTCAAAACTCCCAATATCTGACCCTGTTTTAATTAACGGAGCATCATTGTTATCCTGCCAATTCTGTTGTCGCTTTATATATTCAAGCAACATTATTGGGTTGTCAATTAAATCGGCAGTACCATATCTTCCTGGTATTGTTTCTCCAAAAACCCTTCCGCCTATCATGCGTACACCTCTTTGCCGAGAGACAACCCTTTTTCAAACACGATAGCGAGCTCCTTAAATAATGTTACGTTTAAAACAGTCATTGCTTCAAGGGTAGATGGTATATCAACTTTGAAACAAAGTAACAAATTTTCAACACTCTCATAATCTTCTTTTTTTGATATTCCTAAGTCGTATGATTGTAATCCAATATGTCCACCGTTGTAATATCGATATACATTTTTTGTTGACTGCTGAACCGTATAATAATTATCTGGTAAGTTTCTTGGTGCCCCACCATACGTTATGTCTTCAAGTTCATAAAGTCTATTGTAAAAACTTTTTCTTTTAATTTCTATGAACTTGTCATAAAAAGGAGTTCCGAGAGAAGGTGCTTTATACTGGGTATTTACAGAGTCTATTCCAAGGTAAATATTGTCAAATTGTATTTTGTCTGTTATTTCTGGAAGTCCAATTTTAAAAACAACATAATAATCGTACTTTCCAATTGGGTATGTATTTTCAAGAAACAGTGAAAACGAATATTCTGTATCCCTGTCTTTATCTTTAAAATAATCCGCACCTGTTATTATCCCTGGAGATGTTGCGTTTAAAATAGCGTCTCCGCTGTGATCGTTATAAAAAAGACCTGGAACTATTTCTTTATAGTTTTCGTCAATTCCATATTCAACAAGGTTTTCTCCTGTTCCTTTTGTAAATGGTATTATTGTATCTACCGGTAAAATAACAAGGGAATCATAGCTTCCGGTGCTACTGTTCAGAACCCTTGGTTCAACGATATGTTCGGTATTATCCGTAGAAACAACCGTATCAGTATCAAGCATCTTTATCATTTCTTCGTCGTCTTTTAGGTAGTAATTCCCGTTCAAAGAAATACCACTACAAGAAACGCTGTCAATAATGTATTTAAAAAACAAGTCCATTATAGTGACAAATGTTTTAAATGTAGGGCTATCAGGTGTAAAGCATTCAAGATAAGAAGAAAATACGTCACACAGCGATAAATATGCATGTTCGTGGTCGGTTAAATCTGTTTCGTATCCATTTGCTATTAGTTCTGCCGATATCGAATCATACTCCGTATATATTGTTCCTGTCAATATTTCGTGATCTACTTTTCTTATCTCGCCATTCGAACTCTCTGCCCCATCAAACACATTAACGTATTTTCCTGTAAAGTCATATCCTAAAATTCCCGCACCTGAATTAACGCCAATTAAAAACCTCGCCTCTTCCCTTGTGTCCTCTGTTCCAAATTTTATAAGAGGAAAAATTGTTGTGTTTGATGGCTCTACATCAGGATCAATATCAGATGCAGATATTGTTTCGTTTTTATACTCAATTCTTGGCAACTTGAAAAACCTGTCGTTATCAGGATCAGAACTTCCAAATGATACAGGTATTATATTGTCAACCATTGCGTCGTCAATGTTAGGATAGTCGGTCGTTGTTGGCTTAAGACCAATAAACCTGTTTCTTTTGTATTCGTATGAAGATTTCGCCGTTATCCTTATTTCGTTTTCGTTCCACTCAACATCTTCAACAACCCCTCTAAAAATAGTATCGCTTGAGACGCTGTCAGAATCTGAATCTGTGCCAACAAACTCAATGTATTCAATTGTCAATCCATGTATCTTGATTCCTATTATTGCAAGCCTTATCATAAATTGACTTGCCCCGTGAACAATAACAGTGAAATCATTTACCAATGTTGTGTTTCCACCGAATGAAGCATCAAAACTCTCTTGCCTGTCTCCTATTCCATTGTCAACAATCATTTCGTAATTATATTCTTCGGCTACCCCAATTAACTCAGACTCAGACCATCTTAATTCTGCTGGTAGTGTTCCATTTGAAAACATGCCGATTGTTGTGTCATCTGAATGAACAACTTCGGTATTTATTTTAACTGCGCCGATTATATTCATGCTACCGCCTTCATCCATAGCGGTATTTTTATTTCAAACTGTTCGTTCCCGACATGTTTACACTCAATAACACTTTGTGTTAGCTTACAAGTGTATGTTCCGCTGCTTCCGTTTTGAATTCCAAATAAATAATAGTTTGTTGGAGCGACTACTGTAATGTCGCTATCTCTTCCAGTAGCACCGGTAATAAACGCCATTAAATAAGAAGCAAGACTTGTATTGCATTGCTGTGTAAACTCCGCAGTATAAACATTTCTTTTTATGTCAACAGAATACGCGTCGCCACCATAAGAAATTCCTGTTCCTATTCCGTATTGCGTTTCAACATCAATTCCAAGCTGCGGATATAACAACCCATCGACTGAACCTATTTGAAAGCTACCCTGTTGAGATATTTCTGGAAATTCATAAGATGGTGGCGTTACAAGCAACAATTCAAGAGATTTAGAATACCTGCTAAATTGGTCAAATTGTCCAAACTTTCTATCGATTATTTTTACAACAAACGTTCCGTAGTCTCCTTTGTCAGGCGCAAACGGGAAGAATCCGCTTCCTTCAGGCAGAACAAGGTTTATGTTTTCTCCCCTGTTCGCAAGTATAAAATCGTCAATGCTTTTTGATTGTGTAGAATCAATATAAAAGCGATCTATGCTACATGTTCGATAATCATTGCTAATTCCATTGTCCCATATTTTATACCCAGCCATTGTTTTTGTTATTGAAATAGCAAGGTGTGACGTGGTAGTGTAATTATACTCTGGAAAATCAATCTGAATAGAGTCTCCACCGCTTATTGATAGCGTTATCATGCGAATGATCCTTGTCGTAAAGCAATGTCACGGACAAGTCTATCTGCCTCTCCGGTTCTTATTTTGCTTCTTATTGTGTCTATTAGCTTTCCAGAGTAATCGTATATTGGAAAAATATAATTTCCTGATCCATACTGCGGCCCGTTTACATTCTGGCTACTTATTGGCTGAACAGTTACTTTTTCTCTTCCTCCTGGGTTTTCTCCGACGAGTAAAGTTGTCGGCCCGTTTGTCTCAAAGCCACGAGTTCCAAGTGAAAACCTTTGTTTTCTAACTTCGTTAGCTCTTACTATTCCAGCACCAACTACAGTACCAGCAGCGGCGGTAGCAGGTATAATTGCACCTGGACCCATAAAGGAGAGCGCCCTAATCGTATTTTTAAAAACAGATTGAGCAGATGCCCATGTATCTGATATTATTTGTATTATTGCGGCAGTCTTGTAAATACCAGTAAACTCCCTTACTTTTCCTGCTATTATTTCAAGGTTCGATGCTGTTATTGATAGGTTTTCACGTAATAAATCCATTCTTTCTTTGTGGTCTTTTTTTTCAGCCGTTGCACGCTCTACCCTGTACGCCTCTCGCAAGTTGTTTATTGCCTCTTCGTTTCCTTTTGCGAGTTCAAATTCTCTTTCGTATTTTAAATTTAATGCCGAAATTTCTTTTGATATTCCTTCTTTCATTGAAGCAATTCTTACTTCTGCAAGCGCCTCTTCTGACTTCGTTCTTGTTTCGTATTCTATTTTTTTGCTTTCAATTATTGCGTCTCTTTCTTTTTCAAGTATTTTTTCAAACTGTTCACTAAGATTAACCCTTTTTTCCCAATTCCCTTTAGCCTCTTTTTCTCCCCAGTCGGTTACGAGTTTTGAATATTGTTCGTGAAGTTTTTTTGCTTTTTTTAAATTTTCTTCTCCGGTTTCAACAGGAACAGGAATAGGATCTGTCCTTGAATACTCCTGCCTTGTTATTCCATGCATTTCGTAGGAATAGCTTTTGTTTTTTGTCTTTTCATATTCTTTTTTAAATTCGTCAAGGCTTTGTTGGGAAGGATTTTTTCCGTTAAGATATTCCCTATAAGCGGTAAGTAATTCTTCTCCTGCAATGTTGCGCTGTTGTGGAATGTTTTTCATACCTTGAACTATCTTTTCTCTATTTACAACGGCAGCAACACCTATTAGCCCTATTCCGGTCGCAATAGCAATGAATGGGTTTGCCATTGCTGCAAGAGTAAGACCCTTTATTGCAAGTGATAGAGCGTTTATCATTGTAATTGTTTTGGCAGCACCAACGGCAACAATTCCAAGTGCAATGTATTCCCTGTTTTCAATTACAAATTCTGCAACCTTTTTTATAACATCGTAAAGACGCTCTATTATTCCCGGCAGTTTCGACAATGCCTGTATTATTTTTTCTTTATTTTTAACAAGACTATCCCTAAGTTCAGACATTTTGTCTTTTAGTCGCTCCAACACATCGTTTGCAATTGGATAAATTGCTTCACCAGCAGCAACCCTCATGTCAAACCATATGTTTTTAAATCTTGCGGCGTTTGCCGCCAATTGCGTTGATGCCGTTTCAAAGGATCCGCCAAGTTCTTTTCTTACCTGTTCAGCAAACTTTGGCAAAAAATCACGAGCAAGAAGGTCTCCAGAAGAAACCATTTTGTTGAACGCTTGTGTCCCCATTCCCATTGCCTTGGCACCTATTTCAATTGCAGCCGGAAATGACTCTCCAAGTTGCCTCCTTAGTTCTTCCATAGACACAACTGATTTTGATGCCATTTGTTGCAAGGCAAGAAAAGTAAGTTTTACACGTTCTGGAGAAAGCTTCATCGAAACAGCTGTTTCTGAAATATCTTTAAATATTTTTCTTGTTACTTCAAGAGAAAGCCCTGACCGTGTAGTAGAAGCGGCAAATGCCGAATAACTTTGAGCCATATCATAAAAAACGAGGCCAACCCTATCTGCTTCACTTCTAAGATATTTCAACTCTTTTGAAGAATCGGTAAACTTTCCAATTGCACCGCCAATAGAGTTTTCAAGGGACTGAAACTCCATAACGGCACCGAGAGTGCTTTTTGTTATGTACGCAACCGTTCCAGCAGCAACAAGCGTTTCAAAGCTTCTTACCGTTCGATACATTGATGCAAACTGATTTGATGCGTATTTAAAGGACGCGGCCATTGCGCGCACTTGTGTGTTAATCTTTTTAGACGGTTTTGTAAAACTGTCAACCGCTTTAAAGTTTACGCTTATATCGTTAGACATTATGTCGCCATCTCTCTTCTTTTTCTATCAATGTCTTCTAATTCATATTTTCGATAATATCGCAAGATAAGATTCAACGTGTTTACAAGTTTTAGAGGTTGATACAAAAGTCCTCTTTTGTCTGGAAATTCACCATAGTCAAGATATCTTTGAAAAAAAGGCAGCAGCTGTGAAACATTAGTTTCGCACGCAAGCCTTCGTGGACACCGGAAAATCGGTATGGTATTGCTGCCTTTACATATAGAACATTCACTGTCGAAACCTCCACATATAAAGCACTCAGTTATGTTCCAAACTTTTTCGAGAGCAGGTTCTATGCACCCTCTTCTTTTTTTTGCGGCATCGTCACACATTCGGCAGTTCCAGTACTGTCCGTTGAAGGCAATGTATGTTGCCGCGACAAGTTTTTTACTTCTGCAAGTATTTCTTCACCCTCGAGCTCTGCCATGTTTGCCTTTATAACATCACGCATTTTAAGCAAGTCGTTTTTCTTGAATGCCGACGATGGGTATTTTGGAAATACCGGAAGTTTCAATTCTTCTGACTCCCATCCAACAAGAAATAGATCAACAACTTCTTTTGCGATTAGAACTTCTTCTGTGTTAAGCGTTTGGAATAGGTCGCTGTATTTTTTTACAGATTCTTCGGTTTGAGACTCTTCGTCGTTAACGTCTATCCCGTCAAGCTCCATTGTTTTTTTTAAACCGATATATTCACACGCGAGCTTGTTTTCCCGCTGTTTTATCTCGCTGTTTTTTTCAACATACTCTCCGGTAAGATATCTGAAGCAGAACGTTATTTTGTCAAAGTCGTCTTTTACCTTAAAGACTTTTCCTTCTGTTAATGGTAGCATTGTGTCTCCTTTTTGAGTTTTATAAATTATGTTGATGTTGTATCTATTGCAATTGATATATTATTGTCAACAAGTATTCCGGATAAGTCGTAGGTTGTTATTCCGTTATCTTCTGATTTTTTAACCTCGGTTATCATTGCCTTTGTCGTTGAAATAGTGAATTTGTTTGGAGCTGTTCCCCAAGCGATAGATATAGTTCCGAGCGTTCTTGCAAGTAATGCCGTTATCGGGTTAACGGTTGTATCGTGATATACCTTTGCCGTCCACTTTGCTTTCATTTTACCAGGAACAGTAACGCCGAGCCCGCTTCCATCCGTAGCGTTTGGCTGTAGTGTCGGAGAAACATCAAAACCAAGATCAAATTCAATGCTGAGTAGACAATAGTCTGTGTCGCTAAAAAACGATATCGTTGCCCCAACCAATGACGGAACAACAATAGCAGAAGGTGTAACATCTGGTTGCGTTCCAGCCTCTTGCGCTGCGGAGTAAACTCCCTTTCCGTCAAAAGTTGCAAGGGCAACCCCTGTACCAAAGTCAAGAGAAAATTTCATGCTCCCTATTACATTGTGGAACTTTTCAAGCATACATCCTGAAGAGTCAAGGTTTCCCGAATAATTCCATAGCGTTAGTGCATTCCACTCAGAGTATTTTGCCGTTGGAACATAGGTGTATACGTCTGACACCTCTGTCTCATCAAGCATTGACGCTTTTAGTAGTGTTGCTATTTGTCCTACCGAGTCTGCCGCTCCGCCTGTTCGTAACGGCATTGTCATTGATACTGTTGCGTCTCTCGGACCTAAAACAGATTGATTCTGAGTCCATCCGCCACCAACAAGGTCAACCTCGTTTGTCCGTACCGCTTGATCAATTGAGTATCCTCCTTGAATCTCAAGTACATCCGTTGCGTCAAGTACTGTTGCAGCTGTATCAAAAGCAGATTGAAGTTGCCCTAAAACTAATCCTAGCGCGTTTGATTGTCTTGCCATAATTCAACCTCCGGTTATATAAAAGTCGTTTTCGTTTACCATAAAGTTTACAGATACTTCAACGAGTGACCTTGCAATGGGAACGCCTCTCTCGTTGTCGAAGTATATGTCTGCTGTCTCAAACTCTGTTAAGAGCGCTATTCCTCCCCTTGTATTATTTGATGCAATTAATTTCATTATGTCAGAATTAAAATTTCCGTATATTTTCCCAATAGGAACAACGGTTTCATCTGGTGAATAGTCGTCGTTTACAGTGTTGTCTTCGATTTCAATTTGATACCACGCTTTACATGCGTATACCCTATGTGCCCTTTGTGTTTTATCTATGTGCGGTTCCCTTACAACTGCAAATGGGTATCTTCCTTCAACAATATTTACAATTCTCTCGCGTTCACAAGTAATAGTTTTTGAAACGCCGTTTACAGTAATTGATTTTCCGTTTAACGACGTAACGATGCTTTGTGTAATTAGTTCTGGTATTGAATCGGCCACTATTGCACCATAAGCTTTCCGGAGTCAAGTTTTGATGTGGTTGTTAAAATAATTTTCTCTCCACGACCAATCATTGTCGGTACCCTTCGTTTAAAAGACTTTTCAAAGTCAAATCTTTTTTTTATAGTAGCCCTCTTGACGCCAACAAAAAGCAGTTTTCTATTAAGCCTTCCCATGTGACGCGCTTCGTGGCTTCCAGTTGCTTCAGAGCTTGGGTAGTCGCCAAAAACAAGAAGTTTCCCGTGGTGTATAAAAATGTCAAAATGTCCGCGCTGTTCTCTCCTCCATTTTGTCCAGTTCTTTTTGTCTCTTGCGTTATTTCCTATCCTTCCAAGCAATCCTATTGAACGAAGATTTTTATAAAAAGGAATTAGCATCCATTGTTTTGATACCGGTCTTACTGTTCCACCTGTTGATAAAATGTCAATATATGGCATTCTCTTTCGCCATTCATCAGTAACACCCATATTCAACGTCATGTTGTTCATTATGTGTGGATGGTTTATTCCGCCAGTAAACGCCTGTCCTATTCCCCCACGCCTCCACAGTCCTCCATACGTTTTGTGTTCTTTGCGTTCAAGTGATTTTGCAAACGCTCCTTTTCTTGATTTATTTCCAACGAACAGTTTCCTCTCTCGCCAGAACCAATGTGCTATTGAATCAGTATATACTTTTGGTGCCATTAAAAACAACTGTTCAACAGCCTTGTCCCCCTTTACTTCTACAGTTATCATACTGAAAGCCCTAATTTATATGTCCCTGGATCTTGTTCTGTAATTTCAATTACTTGCATCGTGTGATATGAACTATCAAACAGGTTTTTCTTTACTTTTACCGTGTGTTCTTTTGTTTTTATTTCTGGTATTCCATATGTTTCGTCGTTTGATATTCGTATTTCAAAATTATACCGAGATGGTTTAGATTCGCTTCCACGGTCATGTCTCATAGTATGAGAGTTTAAGCCGTTACGGTATATAATTGCACGAATATGTTTTTCTACTCCGTTAATTACATATACAACATCTTCTCCGAATCCTTCGTCGTTTGCTGTTTCAAGAAACTCTTCTCTTATGTCTTCTGCAATTGTCATTTATTTCCTTTAAAAATCCGGCACTGATTACACAGTGCCGGACAAAATAAAAAAAGTGTAATTATTAAGGTGATATAAGAGATTCAGTATGACTTCCGGCAGCATCTGTTGTTACAAATGCGCTGTATACGTCTGGGTTTGCATCGGTATGTGCAAGCATTCCAGACGCATAAAGCGTCTGTTGACTTGCACCACCGGTAACACCGGCCTTTAGAACTTTTGAGTTTTCGAGTAGTATTACCGCAGTATACGCTCCATCGCTTGTAACAACACCTCCAACCGCGTCGCAGTTGTCGGTAATGTGTAGCTGATCTTCGTCGTGCGCCACAACCATATTAACAGGACCCTCAAGATAAGAATTTGAAACTCTTACCCGTAATGCCGATGTTGTATCGGTATGGTCTACATCAACAGAATTTCCTCCGTCGCTTTCAAAGTCAACATTGTCAACAAAAACTATAAGCTTCTTTGTTGCAAGTGCATTGTCAACCTGTATCCCGACCTGAGTTGCATCATCGCCGTGATCAATTGTCATGTCGCCAAAAAATACTTCGCTTGATCCAGTAAGAGCGCCAAGTAGCGTTTTAAAGGCATAGTCGGCAGCAGCGGCGGCAACAACTGTTGTGAGTTTTTTTCCTGCTCCGTATATTTTTACGCCAGCCTTTGTTATGTCAACACCGGCTGATAGCGAATGTGACCCCTGGCCGATTCTCATAATGTCGTTTGCAACAAGAGCGGAAGCGGCAAGATCAATTGTTGCATACGACGCTTTGAACTTTCCCGTGCTGTCGTAAACGTTTATTAACTTTTTTTCGCCATAAACGCCAATGTCAACATTTATAGCTACCGATCCAGAAGATGTCCCTGTTCCACTCTCAAGTGCTGTTCCGAGCAAGAAACCAGCAGCAGGTGCCGTGTTATCGATTTTACCAGTGGCGCTGTTATAATACACCTTTGTCCCTTTTACAACCGATACTCCGCTTGTCGGATAAAACTTGAATATTCCTACCCTGTAAAACGCATTTTCAACACCTGTGTCTTTACTCGACTGAGGAATAAGAACTCCAAGACCTGAAACATAAATTGGAGTCCACGCCGTTGTCGCTGCCGTATGGGTGTATTTTATTACATCCCTTTCGAGCTCACTTTTGTAACACGTTCCTATCATTTCTATTCTCCTGTTATATGTTGTCGCTTAAAAAATGTATTATCGTAAAAACTTCCTTTTCTTTTGTGTAAATTATTCCTCTGCCGTAACTCCATCATTAAATACGATTCCACGCCAATCCTTGAATCCAAAACCCCAGTCCCAGTAAAAGTCCCATTTAATTCCAAGGGCTTCTCCGACTCCTGAAGGTTCGCTCCGAAGCGTTGGTGTTCTGGCTCCACTAAGGTACGCTATGGTTAGTGTAGGCCATATACGCTGGTCTCCTGCAAGATAAAATCCATATCCATATCCGGCAGCAGTAAGAAGCGACTGCAAGTACGGGTCAAAGATGGGAGTAAGGCCGGTATAAGGATTGTAAACACCAGGTATCGTTGCCTTTGGGTCAAACGACGTGTTTATAAGTTGACGGATTGTGTTTACATTATTCAGCGACCCGGTAATTATATACTTTGCAGTTGCCTTTCCATACGCCTGTTTTGCATCAGGAGTAGGCTTCAATAACTTTATGTTGAGCAACTTTCCTTCCGCCGCGCCTACCGATGTGACAGACGGTATTCCACTATCAGCAATCAGGTTATCATGTGCGGAAAGGTCAAAAACTGCCTTTGTGTCTTCTTCGAGTACAGGTCCGACACATGAATTATACGTCAACAAATCGTACGCGTCCATGTTCTGACGGCGGAACCCGGCAAGAGTAATCATTTTTGGAAATGTCGCAATTGCCGATGTGTCGTTGTTGACAAACATCTGTCGGGTAATTGTTATTGCTTTACCCTTCGTTGAAACGCTGATAGACTCTTTTTTGTCGCTGAACTTCCCCTCTCCAAATGCCTTTCCTTCGGGAAGGTCATCAATATCACCAAAGCTTGAAAGCTTTGTATATGACTTTGCGCGAAAGTCGGGGTTTTCGTCAACAGCAGTAAACTCCTGAAATGTTGCGTCGGTCTCTTCGGCAGCTCCGTCAAATTGTTTGTTCATTGTATCGGCGAGTATTGCCGGAAGATCGCTTGACCCAATTCCTGCCATTCGTATTGCATGAACTCCTATGTCATGGGGATTAAGGTTCATTATTTGTGAATCTGTCAATTTGCCTTCGTTATGAAGACACGATCTTACCAGCCCATGAAGGTTTGTAGGTCCCGGGTTTTTTCTTATGTCTTCAATAACGACTTTATCGGAAGTCATTTTTAACGCAACCTGCAATGAGTTCTGTGCATGTGCCCTAAACTTATCAGATGCGTCTCCTCCCGCATTCGGTTCAATTCTGTGTTGTTTAATGGGATCGGGAATGCTTATTTTCTCAAGCATTTTTATCGCACATTTTTCATACTCGTCGTTGCTGTCAACAAGTTCTTTTGCAAACTCGTCCGACAGTCCGTATTTTTTACACGCCGCGTTTATGTTTTGAACCCTTTCTCTTTCGGCGATAACAGCCTCTTTTCTTTCTTTTGCATTTGCAGCCCTCTGTGCTTCAAGTATATCCATGTGTTTACCACACGAAGAACAAAACACAGAGCCCTCTGCATGTTCTTTACCACAATGCGGACACTTCATAACATTCTCTCCTTTGTTGTCGGGTTTTTGGTTCCCGGTATCTGGTTTGTTTTCTGGTTTATAATTTGTAAATACGGTTCTTGCTATATTAGTTGGTATTTTTTTGTCGCTATTTGTTTCCGGCTCTTCAACTTCGATAGGGTCAATTATTTCATCAATTAAACCGCAGTCAAGCGCTTCTTGTGCGGTAAAATAAGTTGTTTCTTTCATCAACTCTTTTATATCTTCTTTAGACCACCCTTTCTTACTCATCCTTACGAAATACATGTCGATTATTGTGTTTTCAAGACTTCGTAATTCCTTTGCCTCTTTTTCCATGTCTTCAGCTTCACCAATGACAATACAAGATGGGTTGTGTATCATCAACCTGGCATTACTTCTCATCCTCACCGTTCCTGCTCCAAGTATTACAATAGATGCCGAACTAGCCGCTATTGCATCAATATCTGCAACCCAATCGCCGGAGTTATCTTTTATTTCGTTGTGTATCGCAATACCATCATAAACCTCACCACCGTAACTATTAACCCTTAACTTCTTTTTTTTGGTTTTGCATGAATTAACAGATGCAAGAAAGTTTTCAGCGGTAATCCCCCACATTCCTATATCGGTATATAGCAAAAACTCAGTCTCTGTTTCAAGTGCCTTCATACTAAATGGGTTGTGTTTATTATTCTTCAACGGAATTGGCATTTTTATTTTCCTTTTCTTTTGTTTCTACAGTTTCCTTACTGTCTATGTTTTGAGGAAGTAAATGATCAAGTCCAGCGTCAATAAGCTCCTCTTTTTCTCTTTTTAATTGTAGGATAATCGACTTATATCCCTTGCCAGATTTTGAGCACATTTCCTGGTATGTTATTTTTCCCATTTTGTAAAGCAATAAAAGTGCCTGAGCATCTTTGTATGGGTCAACCCAATCCTCTTCGTCTTTTGGAAGCCAATAGCATTGAGAATAGTACCAAGGGTCTGAAAGATATTGTGAGTAACCGATTCCATGCCTTTCGAGTCTACCTGTAAATACCTCCCATTCTACAAACCTGTTCCAGTCGTATTGGCAAGAACAATCTGTAAACTGCTTAAATAAGACACGAAATATCTTTGTGTCAAGAAGCGTATTTATTCTACCAGATGTAAAATTTGCATCTTTTAAGTCCGTTGTAAGGCGCTGGTAGCTTATTCCGTTTGCTATCGCTACTTCCTGGACGATCATACGCATTAGCGGCTCAAAAGAAGTTGCTATAGGGTCAACAAACGATATTGGCTTTATATCTTTATCTGTAAACACAAAACCTTGAAAGTCTAAATCCATGTATTTATTTCCGTCGGAATCATTGTCAAGAACAGCCTCAATACCTTGCTGTAAATTTCTTGGAAGTTGCATTCCGAGATTAGATCCTATTCTTGATTGTTTTAGTTTGTTTGATAAAAGTTGCTGTCTGTCATATATTGCAGGAAGTGCTGTCGTAAGCCATGAAATACCAAGATACTGATCTGCTTCAATTGGGATAAATGACAAATCTATGTTCGTAGCATCCCTTGCTTGTGTCTCTCCTTCAAAATAATATTTTAATGCTTCACCATACTTATCAAGCTGAATTCCGTGAACAATCCTGCTCGTAATGTCTGTTTCATAGCCAGTGTTCCAGTAATTGTCTTTTGAGAAATCAAGCCTTGTTGGTTTTAATATTTGAAAAGCAACTGGAAGTAATGATCCTTTTTTTGATTTTACCTGGTTCTGTAAAACAGATCCGTAAACAATCATTGTTAAGCACTTTAAAAACTGTGCCTGGTATATTGTCAGGTGAGCCGTTCCAGCACGTATTCCTTGATCATTGAACCTTTCCCAGTCTTCTGATAGCTGTTTGTTGACACCTTCAACATAATCTCCGTTTCCTTTTTTTACCGCAGGAAACGGTTGTATTCCTTGCCCGACAACAAAACTTGCGATAAGATTTACGACTCTTTTTGTCAACCCATCGGTTCTATAAGCAAGTTCTGCCCTCGCGCAAATAGTTTTGAAATCTTCTCTTATTATTTCTGTACATGACCTTGGAGTTTTTAACCAGTCAGACCTGAGAACTCCATTTTCTGCGCCTGGGTGATACATTGTTTCTCGTTTTCTTCCAATTTCAACACCCCTGTTAAACAAATCGTTTTCGCGCCTGCTTACATTCTCCCTCCTCGTCCTTTCTGACGGCCTATTGTCAATCCCAAATTTTACGAGTTTTGAAAAAAAAGAAGCATCTCGACTTATGTTATTTATAAAGCGCATTAAAATTCCCTTGATTTAAGGCCAACACGAACAAACGGTCCTGTCGTTGACTGTATAGAACCAAGTAGTTCAGATGCTTCAAGTGCATCTTTTGGGTTTATGTAGCGGGTACGACGGTCTGCTATTTGTCTTTCTGCAACTCCATTTATTGCTCTTTGTGCGGCTGCCTCTTGTATTTCTTCTGGTGTTGTCATATTGCCCTCGGTATAATTTGCAAGTCTTTAATACAAATTTATCTACTTTTAGACAACTAAACAACTAAAATAAATTAATATTATTTTTATTTATTAGTTAAAAACTGTTTTTTTACGTTTACACATAATAATTATAGTGTAACACAATGATTTTAAACAAATTAAATATTACTCATTTATTCTTTCAAAAACAAGGCACCCTTCTGATGGTGAAAATCGTATTGACTCAACATATCTATACCCGTCCCTTGCTTTTTTGTTAATTATGTTTTCAATTATCATTGACATATCTTTCCCGTTTAATCCGTATGTTACTGGTAATACCTTGTATTCATAATTAATTGTTGTCCCTTGCGTTTCTGGAACTTCAAACATTAGCTTTTCTTCTGGTTCTTCAAACATTGGCTCTTCAAAAACAATTGGCTTTGTCTTTTTTTGCTTATTCACCAACACCTCCCGTTTAAATTAAAATAACTTCTTGGTTTGTATGTTTCTTTGTTTGTTGTCGGTCTTACTTCTGTTTGTTTGCATTGGATAGAGCAGACCGTGTTCCTGTTTTTCTTTAATGTTTCACAATATTGTGGATTTAACAACATTTTATCAATGCCTTTTATTTTTGCGGCGGCAAGATTTAAGTTAAGCGAGTCTCTACAATGATCAGGGCCCATATATCCGTGAACCCAGGACGTTGATACCTGTCCATCTGCTGATATTTTTTTTTGGTGAAATTGTCGCGTTATTTGTTTCAGGTATTCGTCTTCTATGTCCATTGGAATTAAAAAGTTTTCACCAGAAATATATTTTCCAACGTCTTCAGAAATTGCATCTGATTGACCAAGGTAAAACTCTCCCTTGTCGCTCTTGTATATCATCGGACGATCTTCGTACCTCTGTTTTAGTCCAACATAAGGAAAAAGCTTTCTCGATGGAAAATGTTTGCATATATAGTCAACATCTTCTGCTCGGTGACCACCCCTATCTATACACCCTATCGTAAAGTCTGCAATTGTTCCGTCTCTAAATTTTAGCGGCTGAACATAAAGATTATTCATAAAATTTTCAAAAACCTGGTGCTCGTAACCACTGTCAAGTCTCGGAATTTTTATAAAAGACATTCTTAATATTATCCAAGACAACCACGCTCCCCAACCTACGAAAGAATAATAAAATCCATTGTCTTGTGAATCTACTCCAAGCGTTATAATTAAAACGTCATCTGGTACACAATGCTTTTCCCCCCACTGAAAATATTCTACTTTTCTTGACTCGAGGTAAGTTTTTTCAATTCTTCCTGTTTTTCGTCTCCACCACCTTGCCATTGTTTCATTTTCATAGGTTCGCTTTTGCGCGTCGTTATGAAGTGTCTCAAAAAATCTTGCCAAACATTCATATAATGGAAAATTTATATCTACAAGTCTATTCCACCAATAACAATGAATATCGTATCCTTTTCTTTTTCCACCAACTCCTCTTGTTTTTATATTCCCTTCGCTGTCAATTGCCTCTGCTTTCTGACAAAACGATTCTTCGTTTATTTCTGCCATTGCCCAAACTACGTATTTTGACATTTCAACACGTTGCCTATCGGTTATTTCTTTCCCACAATAAAAACATTCATAATAAACGGAATCACTTTTTAATTCTCTTATTTTCGCCGGTCTACCCTTTAGTTCTTTATCCCTTAAAATTATTTGACTATCGCTTAACACCTGCCACATACCACAATGGGGACATTTATAATGCGGTTGTAGTATCGCGCTACCATCCCTGAAAAATTGGTTGTAAAGCATATCACCAACTTCAAAGGGGGAGCTTTCCAATATCATTTTTCTTGAATCGTATAAACCGAAAGCAGAATCACCTCTACCTCGTAACATCTGAACCGGGTCATAGTTTTTAATATTCCACTTTGCAACTTCTGATCCTATTGTAAATGGCGAAGTTGTTGACGCAAAAGAATTTTTGCCATTAGCGCTTGCCGATGTCCATGTACAGTTTTTTAGTTTTAATTTGCTTTTTGTTAATGAGTCTTCTTTCTCATCCCAAAGTTCATAGAGAAATTCATTTTTTTTACACTTTATCATTTCTGCGTATCTACCGGTAAACATCTCTTCGGCCTTTTCGTCAATGGCAAAGCCGAGCATTCCGCTTATTCCTATTTTCATACCCCAGTACGCGCCAAATTCTGCAATCATTGTTTTTCCAGTTTGTACAGGCCCGCAAAAACAAGTTATTTCGTTGTAATAAGTAGAGTTCATTGGTTCTATCTGCCATTCGTCTGGTACAAACAGTCCGTGCCTACTATATGACTTTCTTGGCAAATAAAGTTTTCTGGCAAGATCGCAAGGAAGAGGTCTATCTTCTATTACATAGTTTCTTTTTTCTCCATAGGTAAGCGGATATTTCCATTTTGGTTTACAAAACTCCCAATTTACTTTTAATTCATCATTCACTAACAAGGTTAGATGTCCCCTCACAAAGGAAGCTTCTTAGCATCACCTTTAATGTCTCAATTGGTTGATTTGCCATATATACCGCATTTCTTTCTATTGCATTTTCCCAATATTCGCTCTCTGTCTTAGATCGTGATGCAAGCGTGTCCTCCATTACTGATCTTTCAATTAATTCTTCTCTTACTTTTTGTATCTTTACCTCTGTAAGTTCTATGTCTTTTTCGATTTTTTTGTCTTTTAACGAAATGGCTTTTTCTACTTCTTTTTTTTTGTCCCTATCGACAAGCCATTGATGTACAAAAAAAATACTCATGGTATTATCTTGGTTTCGAGGGCACCCTGATGTTATCCAGTTCTGTACTGTTTGCCGGCTTATTTTAAATGCAAGCTGAACTTGTCTTATTGATAGATTATCAAAAACCGAACCACTGTTTTTATTATCGATAATATCCGCTGTTGATTCTGTAGTTTTTTTTTGAGACGTTCTTTTTTGTTTTGTTTTACCAAGTTTTTTAGAAGCAACTCTCCCACTTATATTTATTTCTGGTATTTCAAACATTATTGCTTTCTTAGTTGTTCGTCAATAATTTTTATGTTTTTTTGTACAAATGCAACACAAAAACAAATTACATCACTATTACTTTTTAATGTATTTCTCCACATCGAAGAAATTGACCTTACCCTGGAAATGTTTTCTTCGTTTTGTGGAGTGCTAACATAAGTAGCGTTAAAATGTTCATCCGTTCTTGGTTTAGGGCCACGCTTCTTTTTTGTCATTAATTGTGCCTCCAACATTAATAAAAAGACAACAAAAAATCAACATAAATAAAAAAATACTATTAATATTTAAAAATTAATATAATAATAAAACTAAATTAAAACAATGTTTTTGTTTTTGAAATTAGTTTAAGTATTACTTCAATTGTTTTATCTATTATTTATATTGCAATAAAAATCATGTGTTTATTTTTTTTGTGCGTGAAATTGTCGGGGAAGCGCTGAC